GCTTTTTATTTGGTGGAGATGAGGGTACTGCGCCTTATAAATATAGTATATATCTATATTAATAGGATGTGTACTCGTCGAGGGGAAACTTAAGGGGAAACAGATTTAATACTATTTATATCTATTATTATAAAGTTCTAGTCCTTCAGTATATATCTGTTCAGCTCGTTTTAAAAACATCGCAAACAATTTAGGCTCTCCATGCTGTTTTGTTAACTCGTACAACACTTTATTATTCGTAGCGAGAATGGAACAAAAATATACGCCAAGTTGCATGCTTTCAGAAAACCTTACCTCATGAAAAATATTGCTCTTATCTAGCGTAAAATGATAATAATCATTTAAGTAATTAGCGACTTCTATATAATGGTCAAGATCGTCTTTTTTAAATGCGACACTATATACCATTCTTATATAATATGGGTCAGCTAAACCAAATGAATTGTCGTTGTCGCGACGGACCATAACTTGATATACTTCACGACCTTCAGACATTGATTGCCCATTAGAATATGAAAAACCGTCAGCTTCTAAATCCCATACTACATTTTCGCCAGCCCTTTTATAAGCTTCATAAGCCCTATACACTTTTCTTCTGAATGATATATAGACAGCATTTTTATATTTTAGCTCTGGCTCTTTCTCTTCGACTATAGGTTCTTTATTTTCAACTACAGGTTCGCTATCCTCGATAGGATTAGAAGTGTTTTCAATCACAGGTTCTTGATCATTGTTGCTGTCAAATAAAGATGAGTAAATACCTTTAAGTATCTTAAAAATAAGCCGTAGAACTAAATAAACAATAATAGCTCCAATAAGTTCACCCATAAAAGTCATAAAACAAACTCCTTTTTAAACTACAACACAAATTCATATTATATTCATGATAGCATAATGAAGATAAAAAGAAAAGCCCCGGCTATTGAGCCAGGGCCTAATTTAATTATAGTTCTTGAATCTTCTTTTGGATACTATTAACGATACTATTAACACTATTGTTTAGTACTGTGATGTAGATACGATTACGGATCTTAACCCAGTAAGAAGTAGTCGTTTTAATTTCGTCCTCGAGTGGCTTAATGATACTAGCCATTTCTGCTTCGACGAGAGATTTAATATCGTCGAATTTAAGGCCTTTTAATACGTTTACAGCATTTACTTTAGCTAATTCGACCGCATCGTTAATAATCTTTTTACTTAAATCATTCATTATTTAAATCTCCTTCATAAACATAGCTAAAGCTTCTTGTTTTTCGTTATCCATACGATCGTAAACACCTTGACGTACATCGTAGCTTAATCGAGGACTAATCCATTCGTCACTTTTATTAGACTCGTAGATGCCAACTATTAAATCATAATCGAAACGTAATGCATCGACCCAGGATAAGTTCCATTCTTCAGTATAGCCAGGTACATATCTTAATGCTTCGTTAAATAAATCGACTACGTTACCCGGGCCATATTGTACAGCTCTAGACCAGATTACGTCTTTTAAAGCGTTAGAATGGTTATCGGCATGGAAACCTTCGTTCGCTAAATATCGACATGCCTTATCGTAGTACTCAGATTTAATATAATCGTGCTGCATTTTTAAGAAACCTTGAGAATCGGCTGACGCCAACTCTTTCCACTGATCAATGAAAGCATCACTATTCACGTCGTACTGATTTAAACTATTAGCATAATCAGCATAAAAACCACCATAATTGATGCCCCATTCAATGAATGCATCGACACTACCGGCGTTACTTGCTAACTGGTATGCACCGTAACTAATACCGCCTAAATCACCAGCCCCAGAGGATACACATCCAGGGTTACCGTTAGATTCATAAGATGCACTTAAATCGCCTAATGCCATTTGTCTTCTCCTTTACGTATAACAGCGGCTCCACCTATGAAGCCGACTAAACCAGATGCTATATTCGTCGATAATTCTGTTCTGTCGTACAATATCGACATAATGAGTGCTATAACGAGACCGCCGACAGCCAGAATTTGGACGATAGCTTGAAGTTTATCGTTATTAATCATGTAAACCTCGTATTATAAAAGGAGCCCCGTTAAGAGCTCCTTTATTTAAACTATTTAATTCTGTCTCGAAGGGCTTCGAGTTTATCGGATAAACTATCGATACGCGTATGACTTAATTTAGTAGATTCCTCTACTATCGAGATACGACGATCGAGTGCTCGACGATCTTCTCTCGAAGCCTCGATCTGTTTTTGGATTTCTTGGTATTGTGCATCGATATTATCGAGAATAGCAGTCGCTTTTCTTTCGAAAGCTTTACGTTCAGCACGATCTTCTTCAAGTTCATGGAGACCTTTAAGAAGTACGAATATTAAACCGATCGCACTAATTATAGCCGTTATAATTTCTGCGTTTGTCATAAAGTCTCCTTATCCTTCACTATAGGCTTCAAAATCGTTTTTATTAGCTAATACATCTTGAATTTCTGTCCATACTTTGCTTAATGGAGTTTTATTTAAATGTTCAATCGTTTCTTTATTAGCTGTTATAAAGAGTTGATTATCTATTTCTGTGGTGCCAAACATGTCATTTGTGATGTACTGACTTGTACCAGCTTTTTTGAGTCGATAAATCTTGCATTTGCTTTTATCAGATTCATCAGTAAATACTGCGATAACACGATTATCGTTATTAACGCCTTTTTGGTAAATACTTAGGCCATAACAGTCATATCCAATCCTAAAAGTAAAATTGCCATCATTTGGCATCTCTTCAAGTTCGACAAATGTCATATTATTAGTATCGTTATTTAATCTAATGAAGGCCTTAATAGGTGAATTAGCTTTAATAGCATCACCTAATTGCTTAGCTAAATATATGCTTCCCCATGGGGCATATCTATAATCAATATTTCTATAATCTGCTTCGTTACTGCCATTTTTTATGGAGAATAGATTATTTATGTATCTATGATTAGCATATGTTCCACGAACACCACGAAAATTGCCTAACATATCTAAACCGTTTAAATATATAGGTTTCGCTTCTGGAGTACCGTTAGCTGCTAATACTTGTTTTCTAAATATTTTAATACTAGAAGCTTGTTCTAATTGTTGTTGTGCTCGCTCAGAGAAGGTTAAATACAGTTCGAATGGCTTATCTATGATTTTGAAAAAGTCTATTCCAGCGGCATATGCTCTATTGACGTCGTAGATATATACTTCGATGTTTTTATGTTTCTGATTATTACTATCGACAACGAAGTTTATACTAACGAATACGATTAATGAGAGAGAATTTTTTATATATAAGTGAATATAGTTACCTGGAGACAAGTTGCCATATAGTTTTTCTTTATCTTCATAAAATGTAAAATCACTATTAGCATTTGTATAAGATACTGGACTTAAAGAAATAGCATCGACTGTCTTATCAGAATAATAAATAAAGCCTGTTTTAGGCATTTTTCTAAGATTCATCGCTTGAATCATAATAGATGAATCTATTAATAATAACGGATTTTGTCCATATTCTCCTAGTGTCGACATTCTTGTTTCATTGGATGAGGCTAAAAAGTCTTTTAAAGTCTTAGCTACTCCTGTATTATTAATACCGTCAGATTTTAGATAAAGAGTATTAAAGTCGGCTAGAGATTGATTTCTGTAGCCCTTTAACCAGTTATATACATTAACGTCGTTAAACACAATATCTTTACCGTTTTGAAGGCTTAATTTAAGATTATCGTTATGACCGTCGAATACAACACTAGAGCTATTTTTTGTCGTAAAGCTACGGTAGGCTGTTTCTCGAGGAAAGTAAGTCCCGTTAGTGATGCCAAAATCGTTACTATTAATATTATTAAAACTATTGCTAATACTGTTGCTTTTCGTAACGCCGCCACCGATTTCGACCATCTGATATTTATCAGCACTAACGGCAGTTTTATCGCTAGTCCTAACGTATAGAGCTTCGTTGCCGTTATCGTATCTAAATTTATTAACGATATACCAGTCGGGTTCGCTAGTGGTAATCTGCTTAATTTCGTCGGCAAACTTGCTTAATTTACCCTCGGATGTAACACCTTTAGATGTAATAGCTTCTTTAATAGCTTGTTTTTTAGTTTGAATACTATTTACTTCGTTTATAAGATCTTGTGTTGCCATAGTATTCTCCTTTAATTATTAACGTTTCTTAATGCTGTTAAGAGTGAATTCATGTCGTTATTATATTGAGTAGTCGTTACATAGTCGTTTAATGCTGTCTTAGGAGCGTACAGCTGATCGGCCTTAAATTGGTTAAGTACTTCACGACCGTTAAGGTAGGCTACGGAAGGATATACCGTAAGAATAGGTTGGTTAGATTTATTCTTAATAACGAGGTTTGTCGGGTTAGACTCTAAGATATGGTTAGCTAAGGTAAGACCGGCAGCCTTACTAATATTAATCGTACCGGTTACGTTATTATCGCCAGCCTTAGACACATAAGCATCGTTAGCCTGAGCAAGAGTTAAACCATTACCGACGTCGGTTTTCTTAGCATAAGTACTTTCAGCATCGGATTTAGATAAATAAGTACTATTAGCGTTAGCTGTCGTTACATAGTTAGATAAAGTAGAGCTTGCCGCATAACCACTTAAGTCTGTCTTTTTAGCATATGTACTAGCTGCATCTGTTTTATTTAAATAAGTAGTAGATGCATTAGAAGTCGTTAAGTAATTATTTAAATTAGCGGTCGTAGCGTAACCATTAAGATCAGTTTTCTTAGCATATGTAGTATCGGCATCGGTTTTAGTTAGATAACTTTTTAATCCGTAGGTAACGAATTGCTTACTTGCATAACTAGTTAACTCATCCTTAGTAGCATACGAATTAAGTGCTGTTCTTAATGCATAATCGCCGATAGGAGCATATAACGTATTAGCTTTATCTTGTGTTAATAAAGACTTGTCGTTATGAGTGATAGTATCGGCATCGAAGGCAAACACATTATTATTGGATGCGTTTTTAAATAATACACGATTATTTTCAGATACGATATTATAGCCATTTAACTTAATAGGTGTATTATTAGTAAAAGTGTACTGGCCGGTAAGAGTCGTATTCTCGGTTTTCTTAACGAAAGGAGTAAGATCGATATTTTCAGCAGTACCAGGAGGTCCTTGAATACCTTGAGGACCACGAGGCCCTGGATCACCTTTGTCGCCTTTAGGACCTTTAAGATTGCCTAATCTAATTCTTGCCATTATTTAAATCTCCTTCCAGAAACCTACGATATCCAAAATGTAACGTTTATTGTTACCGGCAACACCCCAGCCTTTAACAACACGACTATTAGGTTCTACATAGACACTATTATTACTAGCATCGACAGAAGTTTCTAATAGACGAGTCGGTACAGGAGCATCGTTAGGAAGCGTACATAACACACCACCGTTACCCGATCCATTTCCGGTTACTTTCATATCGAGGTGAAGCTTACCGAATCCACTTAACGCACTATACTCGAGATACCCACGAATAGGACCAGGAGCACCAGCTTGAGCTATTCCCCATACGACATCGTATGTTTTAGTAGCAGATGTAGTGTTCGGAGTAGCTGGTGTTACATTGCTAGAAGCTGCGTAGTTAATGTCGACAAATAAATCGCCATTATCTTCGAGAGTGAAAGCAAAGTTAGGAGATAGACCTTGATCGCCACGTTCACCCTTCTCGCCCTTCTGACCTTGGATACCTTGAGCACCTTGAATACCTTGTGGGCCTCGTAAACCATTTAATTGTTCTTGCGTAAAATCGCTATAAGTAAATGCACGACCGATAGGACCTTGTGGACCAGTCGGACCAGTTAAGCCTTGTTCACCCTGTGGGCCCTGTGGGCCACGTAAGCCAGTATCGCCTTTTGGACCTTTGAGACCTTGTAGTTGGGCAGCTGTGAAGTCGGTATATTTGAAAGCATCGCCCTTATCGCCTTTAGGGCCGACAGGACCTTGAATACCTTGAGCACCACTTAAGTCGATGAAGAATTTGAGACCGGACGCTTCTTTTAAATAAACTTTAGCGTTATCTTCGTCGTTAACAGCACTACTAATCATAACTAATTTATTTAACGGTATAAGATCGGCTTCGAGATTCATATCGCTTACAGAGGGGAACGTTTTATAGATATCGAAACCTTCTCCACGGTCACCTTTCTCACCACGATCACCTTTAGGGCCGGTTAAACCTTTAAGCTGCTCTGGAGTAAAGTCGGTATATGTAAATGCTCTACCGATAGGACCAGTTTCGCCCTTATCGCCCTTTTGGCCTTCTGGACCAGTTAGACCCGGGATACCTTGAGGACCAGCTGGACCACGTTCACCTTGAGGACCACGCTGACCTTCTGGGCCTTGAATACCACGAGGACCTTCGGGTCCTTGCGGACCCTTTTCGCCTTTAGGGCCTTTGAGAGCATTAATCTGTTCTTCGGTTAAGTCGGTAAATTTAAGTGGATCGCCCTTCGGGCCTTGTTCACCTTGAGGGCCAGTTTCACCTTTAGGGCCTACTTCACCACGAATACCTTGTTCACCTTGAATACCTTGTGGACCACGGATATTTAATACTTCGACTAATACACCGTTATCCTTCATGAAGATATGTCCATCGGTAACAGCGACAAATTCATCTTCATTAATATTGTCAGCATCGGCATTCATTTTTTCGACCGTAGAGTACGTATGACTTAACGTAAACGATTTACCGTCTTTACCTTGAATGCCACGAGGGCCTTGTTCACCACGAGGGCCTTGTACGCCTTGAATACCTTGTTCGCCTTTAGGACCAGTTAAGCCGATATCGCCTTTAGGGCCAATATCGCCTCTGTCACCTTTCGGCCCGGCTTCGCCACGAGGCCCTTGTGGACCAGTATAACCAGTTTCACCACGAGGTCCTTTAATGCTATTTAATTCTTCTGGTGATAAGTCAGATAGTTTAAACGTATCACCTTTGTCGCCTTTAGCACCTTTAAGCGATGCTAACCATTCATCGACGGTACCAGTAAAGCCCTCTTGTTTAGCAATTTCGTAAGCCGATAAGCCACGAATTTCCTTAAGAGCTTCTTTAGATAATACGATATTCTTATCGTGTCCACGATTTAATTTAATCATTGACTGCACCCAGCTTTCATAGTGAGATCACCATAACATACGACTTCATCCTTTTCGTCATGATCGAGACGAATATCGTAGTAGAATGTTTCCTCCATGATGTTATCGTAGGAGAACATAACGCCAGTCGTATCTTCACTGTTAAATAATAAGTCGACACAGTTAGTATCGGTATTGAATACTGGAGTTAACGTAAGTACGACGCCGCCTTGAGGGTTATTGCGACGTACCTTACAAGTCAACGTTCCTTCTTGATAGCGGATAATCTCCTTAGTACTATCATCTTCGACTTGAATATTAAAGACATGATCGTGTCCTTGATATACGTCGAGATGTAGATAAGGGATGCCGCCGAATCTAATATTATTCATTATTTAACTCCTATAAATGTTCTAAATCAGCTATACGTTTCTTAAGAGCTTCAATATCTTTATCGTATTGTGCTTTAGGAACATAGTTAGCTAAATCTGCATTCTTAGCGAAGGATTGTCCTTCTATTTTGTTAACGTATCGAGTATGTGCATCGCCAGGTGTTAATGCATACTGAGCTATTTCGGATTTTTTAATATAGCCGCCTAAGTCGCCCTTATAAGCAAATGTTTGAGCGGACCAGCCTTTTTGTGCGTAGTTATTGTTAGCATCTGTTTTAGATAAATAGTTATTTAACTCTGTCTTTAATGCAAATCTAGGGTCTCCTAGCATTATTAGGTAGTTTTTTAAATCTACCTTTTTTAAATAAAGATTATCGGCATCCTTCTTAGTCGTATAAGCTGATAAATCGACGCTTCCGCCAGTACCGCCACCGGGCCCTGGAGGACCTTGTATACCAGGTAAGCCAGGTTTACCTTGCGGGCCAGCTGGACCACGTTCACCAGTATCTCCTTTTGGGCCTGGAGCACCAGGCGGTCCTTGTGGACCGACTTCACCTTGTGGCCCAGGAATACCTTGCGGGCCTCTTTCACCTTGAGGACCAGGATCTCCTTTCGGTCCCGGTACAGATGTACCAGCAGTCGTTACTTTAAGAGATTCGAGCTGTTCTTTAGTAAAGTCGTTAAATGTAAAAGGATCGCCTTTATCACCTTTTGGACCAGGTTCACCTTGAGGCCCCTGTAAACCTTGTGGGCCTTGAGGACCAGGTAAGCCAGGTTTACCTTGCGGGCCCGCTATATATCCAGTACCGATTACGTTAGAAGAAGGGATCGTAACATCGACTACTTTAGGCGTGCTAGGTTCGATCGTAATAATGTCTAATTTATTATCCATATAAATCTCCTAGTGCATAGAAACATCTGGAATAAATGTAATAGAACCCATCATGATCTTATAGGTATATGTACTACCAATAAGGAAGATATCGTATTTACCTTGCTTAACGCCTCTAGGTATCTTAAGACTAAGGGCAGATTTAACGTTTAAATAAATGCGATTGTCTTGTATCGTGCATTCGGCTTCAATTAGTAAAGTATCGTTAGTATCACGAAATTTACATATAGCCGTCGCATCTTTAAGATCCATGCCTTTAATTTCATATACTCGAGACCAGTCGGAGCCAATATATAATGTCTCATCTTTACGTTTAATTTGTTCCATTATCTAACCTCTTTTAACAGCTATACACATGTAATTAGCAGTACCAGGTAAAAATACTTCTGCACCATTATTTTTAGTACTGTCATTGTAAGTTTTACTGATACCGTCTTGACCTTTCAAACGAGTACCGACATGGACTTTGCGTCCATCACGCCAGCATTCAAGGTTAATCATGTTAGAGGAGTTACTTTCCCTAAAGTCGATATACCATTTATCGATATTAGATTGGTCGATGCTTAATAGCCAGTTACATTCGCTTTCTTCAAAACCGTCGGGTATAGGTAGAGTTCCGCCGTCTCGAATATTGCCATACGTAATGCTAATATCCTGGAGAGTCATAAAAGGCTTAAATACTGGTTGCCCGTCTTTTCCATACCAGCCAGGTCTATTTCTACAACATAAGTTAGTTTCTCTAGTAGCGGTATAACTACCTAAGTCTAAGTTAGTTCCACCACCGTCACTATCCATTCCACCGTCAGAAATAGTATGGTATCCTGCTCCATTTTTTCTGTTAATTCTAATATAGGTACTTTTATCTATCTCTAAAGGACCTGTCATTTTATCGCCAGACTTCTTAACGTAGCTATTATCTAACTTCATGTTAATGTCGTCGGCTAATTTAGCAGCCGTAACAGATTTATCGGCTAATTTTTCAGTCGTAACATTCTTATCGCGTAGCTTAGGAGTCGTTACACTACCATCTGGATGATCGATAGGGTTAGCATTTTTATGTGCCTTAATAGCATCGCTAGTGTCGCCGATAGCTTTATCGATCTTATCCCAGTTATTATTACGAAGGTTTACGTCGTATTTTTCTTGTTCGGCTGGTTTAAGTAAATTAATATTCTTTGTATATGTAGCCATTATTTAGGTAAAACCTCCTGGTTAAGTACAAAATGAGTAAATTGAGCGAGTTCTTTATGTGTATACCGGTTTAAGTCGATATGTCGGTTATATAATAAGTCCACATCGTAGATAAGGTTCATCGGGATTAAATCTCGTAATAGCTTAGATACAGCATCACGTTGTTTCTTAACGCCCAACGATACCTTAAAATGAACGTTATAATTCTTATAATCTTCGACTATACGATAGTTACCAGGGCCACAGATACCGTCGAGAAGTTCTCGTAGCTTAATCTCGGTATAAGGACGTTGCCCGGCAAGTGCTAATAAAATATTAAATCTTCTGTCGTCGATCGTATCGTCTGAAGCCGGGATAATATCCAATATGGTTTCCCATTGTTTTAAACCATGAGATTCTGCCGTCATAATGAATTGCTCTCTGAATATTTCGACCATCGTATTCCATAAGGCTTGCATTTCGATGCTTTCGACTCTGTAGATCTCTTGCATCTCGGCTACCTTACCAGATACCGGTACTGCAAACTCGGATAGGTCGATGATACGTTTATAGTTATCGAATTCTGTCATGATAATTAACCTTTAACTAATGTAACGGTACCGAGCTTAGGTATTTGATTAGGACGTAAATCGAGGCGCTTAACTTTTTGGCCGTTAATTTTAATATCTCCGACATCGATTACTTTATCGAGGTCTACTGCTAGAGATGTAACAATAGATGTTCGTACTGTTAAGAATTGAGTCTCGTCTTGAGTCGTCCATTCTTTACGTCGGACTTTCAAACGTTCTTCGATCTTCTTAGTGAGTTCAGCTTGAATCTCGGAAGGTTCATGACCAGCTGTCATTACGACCGGTATTTCGTAGTTAATAATCACTTCTTCGGCTGCTTCGACTGTAACCGTATGACCGATCGGAGCTAAACCGTAGCCTTTACCTTGATTAGGAGTCGGGTCGAAGACATTCTGTACTTCTTTAACGAGCTCTACTGACGGTTTATTGAATTCGTTATTAATAATAACGACCTTAACAGTGCCGCCACCATTCCAGCATCGGTATATCTTAGAACCACCAGTACCGTTAACGCTAAGTACTTTCTCTTTATAGTCGGCTCCATTACCGCCGTAAGCTTTAGATTTTAAAGCTCGGATATATCTTTCACGGAAAGCTTCCGTTTCTTCTTCGTCTTGACCAGGTACTAATACTTCTTTAATCTCGGCATTCTGTAACCCCGGGATCGTATTAATCGGAGTGATACGTCCTATGCAGTAGTTACCTTTAGCGCCAGGAGTTTCGCATACTAGCTTAAATTCGTTTTTAGATAAATCGATTACGTCTATAACACGGAAGTTAAGATCTTCGAAGTTAAACCTAGTACCGATATCGACTGCTCGATCAAATACACCTTTCACTTCAGCTGCTGTAGCTTTACGAGGGATAATATTAAATTCGAGTGCTCTTAAAGCTAGAAAATCACGATCAGCAGTTTTAGCGTATGTTTGCTTAATAATAACTTGAGCCATGATATACGCTTCTGCCATCTCGAAAGAAAACGGAGCGAGAGAATCATATATCATAGATCCTTGTCGTTTATCGTACTCAGTACCAGTTCTATATAAGGCATCAGCTAAGATGTTCTCATAGGTTTTATTTTCGTACATATGCCGTTACCTCTTTCGATATGTTATTAATATCGCCATATATAGTTATGGCTGTGAATAAACATAATACAGAACCGCCTTCGTTAGAGAATCTAAAGTCTTTAACTTCTTTAATTCGGTCGTCGGCTAATAAGGCTTCCTTAATGCGACGTTCTATCTCAGCATAAACATACGGTATAGGTTCACCGATTAAATCGCTTAATTCTATACCGTAGTTCCAGTCATAAATTAAATATTTATAACGCTCTGTATTAATGATTTTAAAAATAGCTTGTTCCATCGCTTCGATATCGTCACACATACCAGTGAGTTTATAGTCATTTTCGTACCTAACTCTAAAGGTATTCGACGTTTGTTTCGTAACGACTAAGCTACTATCTATTTGATTATTGCTTGATGTAGGAATTAGTGCCATTATTTAGTAGTACACCCCGTATTTGGATTAAATACACGGTCAATCGCTATATATCGCTGACCACCGGTTTCTTGGAAAAGCCACACCTCATCGCCGACCTTAAGACCGTTATGTACTAGGTATTTCTTACGACCTTTGTACTCGTGATTATGACTAGCAAATTCTGCATAACCGCCACCACCACTTCTATTCTCGGTGATATGATCGACACTCATTTCCATCGTCCATTCACACGTATTTTTAGTTAATTTAATACGTTCAGCCGGGATAATTAATTGAGAGTCTAAGGCTATTTGTAGTGGAGCTTCGGATACGACGATACCGATTAACATCGTAGCCGGCTTAGTACTAGCTACAGCATCGACCGCTACATTCTTAATAGTATTAAGTATTCTGTTATAATCGTTTTGCATTATCTAACACCCGTTCTAATAATATGAGTCGGAGGTACGCCATTATGGTAGGCGTAGTTAACATCGCTATATTGAATCACTTGACCAGCATCGGTACTATTACCGACACAGCCACCATTACCGTCGGCTATAACGACATGTTCATCGCCGTCATAGATTAAGATATCGCCAGAGTTAGCTTGACCAGTATACTCTTCGATAGCATATCCGTTAGCTTCTGCATACGATTTAAGACCTGGTACATCTTTAATACCAGCTTCATAAGCACCTTTACACATAGAGTTATAGTAAGAACCAGCCAATGTAGCACGATCGACACATCCGTTATCGCCATAAGGAGAAGATGTATTAAGTACAGCATCTAGACCTTTTTGTACGGCTGCGGAAGATGTAGCACCAGCACCAGTCGTAGTACCACCTTTAGAAGAACCTTTAGATTTAGATTTCTTAAGCTCTTCGATACGTTTTCTGGCGGCTTCATCGCCCCAGTCTTCAGTCGTAATTTCTGGTACTTCTTTATCGAAGTAAATGATGTCTAAGTCCATAAGATGTCTATGATTATTAAATTTATGTGTAACAGATTCTACGTACACTAATTCATTAATGATTTGATCGCCAATATCGAAATTAAGCCATACACCAGAACCAGGTCGTATCTCGATATGTCCTAAACAATCACTTAAACGTAGGCTATGAGTTTTCTTAGCCAATAATTCAAGATCTTTCTTAGCCATATCGATAGCGTTAATGTCTTTTTCTTTAGGCTTAAATACTTTTTGAAGTATCCCCCATTTTCTAGACTGTTCTTTAGCGTAAGCTGCACCAGTTCTCCAGTGCTGTTTCTTTTCGACGCCACCATCGTTAACGTTAGCTTCACGTACTACTAGAATCTGTGTAAATGTATTCTTGTCGATAGAAGAGATGTAATCGTAGTCGCCTACTTGAGTGGAATCGATTAAGATATCCGTTACCATATCGTTTATCTCTTTAACAGTTAATTCACCGTTATCGTCATACGCGATATATAAAGGTCGACGTAATTTAGGCTTCTCTTCTTTTTTCTTATACTTATCAGTTTTAGATAATTCAGCTATGGCCTGTTCTTTAGTGTACTTATTATCCATTAAGTACTGAATATCGTTTTTCTCGAAATATTTACCATTCGGAGCTACGATATCGGAATCAGTATCCTTCTTGTTGGCTTCTCGTAACTGAGCCGAGGTTTCGTTGCCCCAGGAGTTTAATCGCTCTGTAGGATCTTTTTTCTCACCACTCATCGATACGTTATTAAGGCCGCTAAAGCCACCGCGATAACGACTCGGATCTAAAGTCGGAGTCGACTTAATCGGTATCTTAGGAGACTGACCAGAAGTTAACGTTAATATCGTTAAGAAGATATCTCGATATGTTGTACCATCGAACACATACGATATCTTAGGTTGTGTCGGAGTAACGGTACCTAGCTTAATACCGACGTCGGCCGATAACGCTACAATTAACTCAGAAGCACTCTTTTCGTTGTTAAAGATATAGTATGCTTCAGAGCTTAAATAACGACATTGATCGTATGCTGTTACATTAATAAAATTATCTTTATTCCGACGTTTTTCGAAGATATAGCCGACGAATACTAATTCACCGTTAACCTTAAAGTTAACGAGATCGCCTTCTTGTATATCGAGCAAGCTATCCTTAAATACTTTAAACGTTAATTTAGCTGGAGCCAGATCAGGGCTACGATCTAGCGTAACCCCGTCTTGAGGATCCAATAATAGAATTTCTTTACCTTTAAGTACTGTTAACTCATAGTCAATAGAAAGAGGCGCTTGTTTTACTTCTGAATTAAATTCTTCCATAAGTCTTCAGTTTTCCCTTCTTTGTACATAGTTAACGCTTGATTAGCACCTAAAAAGCAAGGTACTGTGATTTTATTTAAAGCGGCGATTTTAAATAAATTATTAGTGTCGCCGAATTGTTGTTTTACGATTCGCTGTAATGTCGCCTTATTAAAACCATTAGGCGATTTAACTTCTTTCTCTGGTATTTTATCGCTAGGACGTTCTGTCTTAACGGCGGTACTAACCGTACCATCTTTGTTTTCTTCGACTACGAGTTTCTTAGTACCATAATCACGCCATTCTTTTAACGTGATATCGAGGTAAGCATCGAACCCGTAATCATGACTTTCTTTATGTGAAAGACCTTCGATCGTTACACGTTGATTAAGCTGACTTAACATTTCGCCATTCGGTTTCATACGAACGACGATAAAATTAATCGGTTTCCCGGCTCTCTTCATTTCGAGCAACTGATTCATGTAGTATTCGGCCTTCTTACTTTTCATAAGTATGGATTGATTAAATGGATACTTACTGTTCGGCAAGAAGATTTCGAAGGAATATTCCGTCAAACCCATAGGCTTAGGAATCGTTACTTCCCCAGTTTGTAGTAGATCGATGGTCTCATTCTTGTTGTTATAGTTAATATCTAATGACTTAGGAGCAAGAGGTAATTGCATATTATTTAAATAAAAATAGTACATTATAATGCCTCCGCGGTATTTCTCTTAACAGTCTCGATTAAGCCGTTAGCGAAGTTAGTAGTAAAGTCGCCGTAATTAACATCTTTATCGATCTTATTGTTGTTAGTCACATTAATATGGATCGTTCTGTTAGACCATTCTTTAATAGCGTCGTTTTGAACGGATCGGTGAAGATTCTTAATTTCGTCTGCTGTTAATTGGAGTGCTTTTGCTGTTTTTTCAGTATGTTTAGCAGTTTTACCAGTATTTTTAGCTGTATCTTGAGCGGCTTGTGTAGCGGCATCACGTTTATCATTAGCATTAGCATTATTATCGTCGCCCGGCATTTTAATATCATTATTTAACCCGCCGATAGCATTACTAATACCGTCTGATATACCTTGACCAACTCCAGCGCCCCAGTTATAAGCACTATCGACATAAGGAGACGCATCGATATAGTCCATACGATCCATAATAGTAGTTTCGCCACCATTAATAGCGACACGTTCTAGCTGTAAAGAATCTACATGACTTATTGCGCCACCGAATATCTTATCCATACCAGGAATCTTGTTAATAGAATCGATGATATTATTAACGGCTTTAGCTACATAACCAGCTATCGCATTCCATATATCGATAAATAAGTTCTGTACAGCACCTAGCGGATCTTTCCATACGTTAGCAAAGAAATTAGCGAACGCCGCTATATAGTTCCATAAGCCAACGAATATATTAGCTACGCTTACGCCAAACTCAGCAAATAATGCGGCTATAGCACCGATTACGCTTACGGAAGTACCGGCCCATTCTTCGTACATATTAATTAATTGATAGATAACGACTATTAAAGCTACGATACCGAGTACGATCCATGTAATAGGCGATGTTAACAATGCAGAATTTAATACGGCTGTCTTAATTGCGGCAAATGCGGCAGCTATCCCCATAGCAGCATATTCAGCCGCTAATAGACCAGCACCGATAGCTACGACAGCCATAGCAGCTTTTAGTACACCGAAGACAGCGGCATGTTGTTGGAAAAATGCCATTACTTTTCGGATACTAAAGATAATTACATTAAATACGCCCGTTATAATCGGAGCTATAAATTTAATATTATTAACGATACCGGCTACAAATTCTTTAACTTCGGGAGCATTAGCTAACTTAGTTAGTAAACCGAATAATGGCTGAAACGATCTGATAAGAGTGTTATGGATCTGTGTACCGAGAGAGCTAAATGTTTGAGGCATAGCCGCAAATTTAGCATCGACATCGTCTTGTGCCGCCATAATAGCTTTATGAACGATATCGGCCGTTATTTTACCTTCAGAAGCTAACTTCTTAAGGTTCTCACGAGGTACCTTCATATAATCAGCTACATACTGTTCTAAGATAGGAGCTTGTTCTGCAATCGATCGGAATTCGTCGCCTTGGAGCACGCCAGAAGTTAATGCTTGCGTTAATTGCGTCATAGCGTTTTTAGCAGCTTCACCTTGTACACCGTTAACGACGAATGCTTTACTTACGATCTCGTTAAATTTAAGTGCCTCTTGTGGGTCTGGGAAGATATTCTTAGCGGCTGTCGATAAGTGAAGGACAGATTCCATCATATCTTCATAACCCATACGAGCACGTTGAGCAGATTCATAAATCTCATCGTTTAATTCTGCTGCTCTAGCTTGTGAACCAGCAATATTATTTAACCGTGCACCGAAACTAGCAAACTGTTCAGAAGTATTGACCATCTTATGGAAAGAATCCGTGACCATATTTACGGCCCCGACTGCTACGTTAGCAAGTATGGAACCAGCAAATACTTCACGGAAACCGATCATACTACCTTTAGCAGCTTCGGCTGATTCACCAGATCTATTAATACTGTTAGATAATTTATTAAAATCTTCGGCCGCCTTATTCGTAGACTTAGCTATCTCATCGAGGGCTGGAGAAACTTTATTATTTAAAGTTATGGTATTTTGTAATTGTGCCATTATTTATTCTTAGCTTTCTCTTCGGCTTTTTGCTCGGCTTCTACTCGAGCTAAAATCGAAGCAAAAATAAAGTTTCGTTCTTGAAGACTCATTTCGTCAAATTCACCCGGTCTAATATGTAGTTTTTGTAGCGCATAGTGGTAAATGGCAAATTCTGGATTGCCATCATCTTCTCCACTATGCTGGATTAGTTTTTTAACTCTTCGACCGTGTTAACTTTAGTAGTAAGACCACCGTATTTTTGAATCACTTCGAATAAATAGTTATATTCGCCAGCAGTAAGCATTTCACCAGCTAAGTCTTTTGCAGATTGTACGCCGTAGTTATCTTGTAATTCGGCATTCATAAGATCTGGATATTTAACTGTTTTTTCGAGTAAAAGCTCTTTAAGTTTTTCTTGGTTAGTTTCGGTAGTAGGTACACCGTTAACGATAGATACTTTATTAGCTTGATTTTGAATATAATCGATTTCGCGGCCTGTTAATGGTTTGATAACCCATTTAATAGGTTCGCCATTTTCTACGAAACGTTCAGAAATAACGACTTCAAATTCTTTAGGCTTTTTAACGCCATCTTTAAAGAAACCGCGAAGAGACATTTGACTGATATTAGACATAAGTGAATTCTCCTAAATGAATAAGAAATATGGGGAGCTTTACGCCCCCCTGTTAGTTATTAGCCTTCCATTTTATCGGAAAGTTTAAATTGTTCTGGATATTCGATACCGCCAGCAATAAATTCGATTTCTTTTTCGAGATATTTACCTTCGACATCGAATGCTACAGTATTAACACCTTTAAATACGCAATCTTTTAAGATAACAGTACGACGACCGATGTTACCTACGGAAGTCGGATCTTCGTTAGTCGCATAAATATCGAAGAAAGTTTGTTCGCCTTTAGTCGCATATTTAATAGCTAAATCATGGAAGATCGGATCGTTATCAAATTGAGATAATTTACCAGTGATTTTAACTTTAGTTTGACCGGCTTGATCGATAAGAGTACCGAGCACGCCGAATTCTTGAGTTTCGATATCGATTTTATACTCTAATTTTTTAGCGTTCATAACGCTATAACGTTTACCGTTGATAACGGTATAGCAAGTAGCTAAACGAGATTTAGCTAATTCATTGCTTTTAACTGTTGCCATTTGTGCCATTATTTAGTACTCCTTATTTTACAATGCAAGTAGCGTACAATTTATCCATAGCAACTGTAGGGTTGATTTCGTAGTTTACGACTACAGAACCTTTTTCGTCGCCCTCTGTCGGGATTTCTACATCCTTAGATTCAAATTCTTTAATTGCACGTACCTTAGCATAGTCTTCGAATAATTTAACGATATCGTTCCAGAGAGCAATACGACCATCTTTATCGTTAGGAGTTTTACCTAGATAATAATTGTTAAATAATCGAGCTACATCGTATGCGGAATTATCCAAAACGCGAATAACTTGGTTTAATGCGAAGTCTTTAGTGCGTTCTTTAGAGAATTCAGTGAATGTATTTACGTCGGATAACAAACGAGTGTTACCTTTTACGTTGCCAGATGCAGAATCTGCTACGTTATGGAATACGATTTGACCGCCTTTAATGAATTGTTCTAATTCGTATTGTTTATATTGAACGTTGAAGTTATATTCACCGTCGTAAATTTTATTAGTCAAAGATTTATTAATAGGGCAAGATGCTTCTGCGCCAGTTAACCAGTAGACACCAGCACCAGGTTCAGCACCGCTATCTGTTACTTTGTTAGCTAGGGAGATAACGCCTTCATAATTAGCACGAGTATTGTTATAAAGTGCTACTTGGAATTTTTGACCAGTAGTTTCACGTGTACGTTTAGCAAATGCGATAAATAAGTTTTGAATTGTAGTATCGGAGCCAGTATAACCTAATACATTGAAGTAGAATGGTTCGATTAATTCAATATATTTTTGGTAGTCAGATGCTTGTACAGCTGTACCGTTAGTACCACCAGTAAGATAAGTAGCTGTTTGTGCTGTAAATGCGGACATTTCGTTAAATGTTACATATGCATTATTAACGAGTTCTTTCGGTGTAGAAAGACCAGTTTGTTCGTCGACTTTTTTAACGACATCGTCTGTTTTAAGATAAGTCGTTACGACGAATTTAGAAGCATCGTTAATGTCGGCAGAAATAGCGACAGCGATATCATTGCCACGTACACCGCCACAAGTAGCAGTCGCTACGGTAGATTGTGCTTTAACTGCATCAGAGTTTAAGCGATATAGATATAAAGTTTTAGTATTAATGAATAAGTCACGAAGACCTTTCATTTTTTCATGAGCATAATCGTAACCAAAGATTTTAACGGAATCCTTTTGGAATTCCTCTTGTTCGATACGAATAATTTTGCCTGTTTCGCCCCAATCAAGAGATAAAGCCATTGTTGCGTAACCGCGATCTACGATTTCGGCAAATGCTTTATTCTTGGAAACGAAATTAATATATGCGCCTGGCAATGTTTTATTTTGAAATAGCCAGTAGCCGCCACCTAATGCCATAGAGTAGTTCTCCTTTTATTCAAAAAATTAATCGTTGAAAACTTCAACGATAGGCTTAGTAAGAGTATCTTGTAGTAAAGCTTCAACTTCCTCGATGCTGTATTCACGATCTTCGATGACAGCGGCAATTAAGTCGGCATATTGTTTAAAACGTTCAGAAGCAATAATCACTTCTGGTGTGAAAGTAGCAACTGGAGCAGTAGCTTCTTCTTCTACTGCAATATTAGTATCTACTACTTCGTCAGTCTTTTTTGTTCTTGGCATTATCTGTTACCTCTTGATGTTGTTTTAATGTAAGCATAGGATCTTTATTTAACTCTTTTAAGATGTGATATTCATAAGAGACTTTAAAATGTAGTATCCCGTCCGTAACACGGTGACTCATATCGATACCGTTAAGCATAGATCCGTCAGAGAGTGTTATATATTCTAAGTCGAAATATAAACTCTCCGTTACGGGATTAATCTGTACCTTCTGTTCTTCGATATAGTCGTCGTCTGATATAAAGAACATAATATCGAAGTCATTTCTGCGTTCATAACGTACATCCATAATATGTGTTTGTTCAGTATTAAGTGTCTCTATTACGAAACAAGGAAATTGTGCATCTGATTTAATCTCGTCGATGTATATAGGATATTTAAAAGAGTTAAATAATGATTTAGCTATGCCGTCGATGATTTCGTTAATATAGTTCATTATTTGCTCCACGTTGATAAGTAGTCGTCGAGCGCGTTCTTCATAATCTTATCTGAAGCTCTTCTCGTAGCCGCTTCTGCCTTCTCTTGCATGTGTAAGCCCTTAACAAACGACTTAGTAAGACGTTTACCCAATACGGGAATAAAACGTCCTGGTCGTTGTCTGTGGCCGTCGTTTACGTACGACGCATAGGAAGCTGAATTCTGTACTTTAACAGTCGTATCGTTAATACGTTCTGCTTCCCACGATCGTCTCATGTGTTCCGATTCGGAACGGTATTTACCGTCTGGTGATATCGCTATCGCTCCGACCGGAGTATTCGCTATAGCTTCGGCTAAATAATGTTGTGCTAAGTTATCGGTGATTTCTTCGTTAAGGGAAGATATATTATTCTGAAGCTCTTGTGTCTTCCTTAATAGCTCGTCGAATCCCGATAAATCGATCGTTACGTTAGCCATTATGTTTACTCTTAAGCGTCAACTGAATCTCTTGATGAGTGTCGTATAACGCTACTTGTGAGGAAGCTGTGTAGTTAAAGTGTCGGTTATTACGGATAACCTCGATATCGGTACCTGGCTTAATCTCGACGTCGGGCGAAATGAATAAGACTACGATCTGAGAAGCCGATGGTAGCTTATTAACGATATCGTTAGTTTGAAGAGTCTTAAATGAAACTCGACAAGGGTAACTGATTGCTTCGAGTTCGCCGTTCTTAATTATGCCAGTAAGAGGATCTTGAATGGCTTTCTTTTGCTCAGTAAGGATACATGTATCTTGGTATAAACGCTCGAAGTGTTGACGAGCTACCATTTTAATTTTCGATAACATGTTATATCTGTACCTTCTAAGGAAGTCCATTGGGATATGAGAGAAGTTAAATAATGTAAGGTATTATCGCCGTCGAATTCAATCTCAGTGTCGCCTTCTTTTAACCGTTTGATAGGTTGTAAGTCGGCTTCTTTAAGAATGATATCCTTGTGATGATCGATAAACCTTGCAGCTACTCTTTTGTCGAGCAGTCCAGAGAGTTCGGACGGCAACTCTTCTTCGTTTAAGATATTAAGAAGGAATTGCCGTTCCGTATCATAGATGTATTGAAGAACGTTGTCGTATTCGGGTGTCACGTTAAAATGAGTCGTGAAGCGAATAAGTTCTTTGATAGAATCCATGATTATTTAACCCTTATTATTTTTTGAAAGTTGCTTTTACTACTTTAGATTCGTTAGTCAAACCTACAGCATAATGTGCAGATACTACAACGTCTGTGGAGAGTGCTTTTGCATGACGTTCAGTTTCGAGCATAGCTTCAGCTTTAGTATAGATAGTTACTGCTGGAAGAGCTGGAGTACCGTCTTCTACTTCTGGAGATAAGCATACGATGAAGTTATCGATAGTAGCTTTAGAATCATCGATACGACGAGAAGCTACGACACGACAGCCAGCGATCATACCGATTTCACCGTTCATCATAATGTCGGCATTATATTTATTGCGGTCGATGAAGTTAGGGTCCAAACGTAAAGTAGTCACTTGAGAAGGAGCTACGAAAAGAACTTTTTCAGTGTTACCTTCTTCATTCAATTTATCGACTGCTGCTACGACGCCTTCATAAGAGATAGCTTTAGCGGAAGTAGCTGCCAAAGTAGTAGTAGCTAGAGCTGCTAATACATCGTTATCCATTTTATCAGCGATAGACAATGATAATTGATGAGTAGCTTGACCGACAGGGTCACCCAAACCAGAGTTAACTGCTTTATCTGTCAATGTGATAGCTTTACCAGCTGTTTTAATTTGTACAGTTTTAGTGGAAGCAGTCATAGTAGTAGTCGTTACTTCTGCACCTTCTGCAACGTCTTCAGCTGCACCGATGTACGCCCATACTGGAATTGTAATAGTATCACCAGGAACACCTTTAAGGTCTTCGTTTACTTGTGCGAATTGTGTGAATTTTAATGCTTTTGGCAAGCCAGCAGATACCATATCTTGCATTACTTGCGGATTAATAATATTAGCGAGTTTTGTTTCGTTAGCCATTTGTTAAATGTTCTCCATGTTAAATAATTAGTTAGATAATTCAGTGTAGAGATCCGGGTCACTTTCCTGTAATGCTACCCTGTCCTTGTAAGACATTTTGTTAAATTGTTCCTTCGTAATACCAGGATTAGGATTAGCGTTAGATTCACCAGGTACGACACCGACTGGTTTAGATTCGGCGAATAAATAAGGATCCGATTCTTTTAAAGCTTCGATTTGTTCGGTAAGGCCTGTGATAGTGCCGTCCTCTTTTAATTCGATAGCTTGTTTGTTTAAGAGGGATGTTAAGATTTTCGGATTCTTAACGCCGCATTGAAGAATTGCGGTATTGATACCGTTATCGACTTGCATATCTTTAATTTGTTGTGCATATTGACTATCACGTTCAGCGGCTTTGTCTTGTAATTCTTTAATCTGTGCTTTAAGTGTTTCATTAGCTGTTTCAGATTCGGTTAGTTTATTAATTTCGCTTCGTGTTGTCTCGATCTCGGATTTAAGTTGCTTATATTTTTCGTTTTTCTCGTTAAACTGAGACTTTGTTACATAGTTTTTGCCATAATCCTCGATAATCGCTGTTGCTTGTTCTTCTGTTAGATTTAGTGCAAGTAATTCTTCTTTTGTCATTGTTGTTATTCTCCTATAATGAATTCGTTTTATTTACGAGAGTCACATCTCTCACTTTATTTAAAGGATTTAATACGTTATTCTTTTTCGTCTGTAGCGTATTTAAAAAGACAAGGGTTAAATAAATTAATGAATGTTGTCTAGCGGCGCTACTTTACGTATGTAGCTTGCCATTCCTCGTAAGATATATCGGGTACAAATTCCGTCTTCTGATCTGGTCGTGATGCTCGTGATTGTAACGGGACATACGGGATCATCGTAGAACGACAATAAGGATGGAACGGTGGAGCCGTTATACCAGGTTTAAAGTCGGTACGATCGATGATATGTTTATCGAGGTGACGGCATACGGACGATGTATGCTTATCGAGGGTTGCTAGTATCTGATATTGTTTAACGTTTAATTCTTTAAACGTATTATTAAGTGCTAATTCTTGTACGTAAGCTACTTCTGTTTCGACTAAGCGTCGTGCATTCGACATTTGTACGTTACAAGCTTGAGATACACGTTCCGTAATGCGTTCTGTCGGTTCTTGAGCAATAAAGGAACGTGTTATCTCTTGTTGTAATTTAGCGATTAGCTTATCTCGTTGATCCCAGATCCGTTGTGAAAAGTCTGTATTGTTCCACGGCGTATTAATAGCTTCTTGAATTGCTTTCTTCGGTATCTGTCTAAATGTTTGATACTTGCCTTGCAATGATTGTGTAAGATATGCGGCTTCGTAGTAAGTCGAGTTATAAACTTTATTTAGTGCATCGTTAATATTGGTATGCTGTTCTTGTGCTAAGATTTCGACAAACTGTGAAGTATGAATCCATAATTCTTCTAGGCGTGATAGACGTGCCCGCAAGGAAGCATTTTCGATAAGCTTTATTTGTTTCGGGGATAGGTTCTTTTGTTGTGCAAGCTTAATATATTGTTTAAGCGTTATCTTAAAGTCTTTTAATTCTCGTGCCGATAACTGTCTCTTAGCATCGGCAAGTGAGAGGTTATTAGAATTAGCGTATCTTTGTATAAAACCAGCTATCTGGTTTTCGTATTTATTTAAAGAATACGCATAGATCGAAGTTAAATCTTCGTAAGAGGACCGTGCTACGTGTAAGCCATCTTCTTTTAAATTAAGAAAGCGTTGTTCCCAGTACGTCATTGTTTAGTACCTCGTTACGTTCTTTCTTAATACGTTCAAGCTCTTCTTTAGTATCGAGTGTCCACGGATGGTTAGCGACTATCGTTTCTTCAGAGATAATACCGGAGGAGTTACGACATGCATCTATTAATTCAGATTGGTTTAATGGAAGATCTCGGTTAAATATAAATACTACGTCACTGGATATAGGTTTGTTAGATAATGAAAGGTATGCATTAATGAATGTTAATAGGCGCTCGAGTGATGCCTGGAATTCGGTTTCCATTTCGTTAGCATCGAGATCGATATCGGAATACATTGAATTAATATTCATCTGGTTAGGATTATTGGCCATACGATCATCTTTAGCATCGAAGCCTCGTCCATTCGTGATAATAGCTCTTTCAAGAAGCTTAATAATCGTTTCGTAATTAGAAGCATTAACTTCGATATTAAGAGTTTCGACTCCAGATTCGAATTCTGGCGAAGACGTAATCTTAATCGCTCCATATCGTGCTAATTGTTCTCGGAAATTGGCTAAGTTTTCACCGTCATATCCTTTGATAACGAGGATCGTATTATGAACGTCTTGAGACATTACGTTAGCAAAATTGGATAACATCTGATTAAGCGCGTCTTGTAGTGGCTTAATCTTAGAGAGTAACGGTACCTCTTCTGAATTAGATCGGAACCATATTAGAGGAACCGATTGCCAATTATAAGAAAGGCCACTCCTTTGAATGTAAGGTCTAGATGCTTTAGTTGTATCTGGTTGAAGTGTTCCATTGATGTAGTCGTAGTAAGTAACACCTTCTGGTTTATAGTATTCGACTTTATAGAAGGAAGTCTTAGTCTTCGGCGTCATGTATACTTCGAATTCATAGAAATAAATAAAAGCATCGAGTGAATCGTGTTCTTCGTCGTGCCATAGCGGGATAACGAATTCGGGCTTCATTCGTTTTAGTTTGAAGTTGCCTTGATTATCGATATATGGATGTAGGTAAGCTATCGTACCGATATAAGCATCTTTACCTAGATTCTTTAATGTACGCTGGAAGTTTTTATTAAAGAAGTCGGTTAAGTCTGTAGTCGATTTAACGTCGATAGGCTTTGATAATAGATAATTAGTCTTTTGATCGACTAAATCATCGAATAGGTTATTAATAATCTTGTTATTAGGAATCGTACCTTTAGCATCGGTCGGATTGCCGTTAGAGTCCATAACTACATGTTCTGGTAGTTTATGTTTACCTTGATAGTAGTTACGTGCCTGGAGTATCTCTTGTCGTTTCTTAGAGAAAAGAAACGCTTCGAGTTCTGCTTGCACGAATTGAGACTCGGACATGCCGGCATGCTTACGTATGATATCGTTCCATTCTTCGTTTAGCATTAGGGTCCTTTCTTATACGAATTCGAATGTCGGTGTTTGTGTATTAATCTTTTCGGCTACACCGGTTAGTGCATCGGGAGCATCGTCATGTAGGTTTTTACCTTCTCGTTGATATGAAGTAATCGCTTTATAAAATTCTGGATATTTATTGTGCCAGTTATATGGGAAGTAAATGTGTTCCATTACCCATGTAGCATTAGATAAGATACGAGATTGTTTGTTCTTAGATTGATGGAAAGCTTTTATTGTAGTGTAGTTAGTGTTATAGGTATTAGTTAGATAATGAA